CGTCTGGGATAAGTGATGCGAGACCGAGAGGATCAGTGCCACCACCAGCAGCATATAGATACGCAGAGAACTGTTCTTTAATACTCTCTTCGAGCACTTCCATCTTCGCTTTCATAAGCTTGAAGATTTGTGCTCGTCCTTTGTTTTCATCCTCCTCTTGTTCAGAAATGATGACAGTGCCAGCAAATCTGCTCCATCCATATCGGACAGTAGTGAACTCATTGGTTTGATTGACGGGGAGCGTCTGATAGTATTCATACGTTCCCACGTTCGGATTTCTTCCAACTGTGAGGGGGTTGGTGATTTCCCATCCACCATCTTCGTACTCCACACGATTAGTCGCCATCGCCCAAGCAACGAACGCATTGGACTTAACGGCGGCCATAATCAACTTCCCACGACTCTTAGTGAGAGTTGAATTGAGGACTGTTGCGATAACAGACATTATCCCTGATACCCTGCTTCTGCGAGGGCTTCTTCAACAATAGAAGCGTAACTCCTATCTGGAGAAGCCACATCTGTCCGACGTTCTGTCATCTGACCATTACTAGGACCGCGCCCATTAACAATCGGACGACGACGAGATGCTTGTTGCTTCGGCTGTTGACCACCTTGTTGCATAAGTGCTGCAAGCTGTGGACCAAGAGGCTGTTCAAAATTCAGCCCATTCCGAAGCGCGAACTCCCGTACTCTAAAGTATGCCTCCGTTTCGTGGAGACCTTGAGTACGCATCAAGTTCGCGATAGCATCCTGATGCGGATCAGCGTCAGGGTATTTAGAAAGAAATGTATTATAACGTGTCTGAACTGCCTGATTGAGTTGTGCTTCTTGAGCACGTTCCTTAGACATCTTGTCTAAAGGAGCAAAACGCTCATCAAGCATCTTCTTAATTGCATCGGTTTGAACAGCACCCATGTTCGAACCGAGTAACTTGTTTAAATCTACCCCTTTAGCCGAAGCTTCTGCGAGGACGATCTGGACAAGCTGGCTAGGATTATTCTTGAACAGCGCCATCATGTCAAGCGCCGCAGCCGTTTCGTCGTTATTTAGGCCGAGTTTCGCCGGTGCTCCGTTAAGGAAGGTAGCCTCCGATTGCGTCGCCTTTATCTGCTGTAGTTCACGCTCTTTAGCTTCGAGAAGACCACGATAACGTCTATTCTGCTCATCTAGACGACGACCACGACCAGCAGGAGCAACAATGTTACCGCGAGCATCAATGACGTTACCCGCTTGATCGTAACGAACTTGTCCATCATCTTGTTGACGTTGTTGGTTAGGATCAACTTGCTGTCGTTGTGGTGCTTCAGATGTGTCATCTGGCCCGCCTTCGTCGGGAGCGTTATCGACTCCACTAAATTCATCACCACCTGCATCCTGATCGAGACCAGGTACATCATCAAGCATCGAATCTTCTACTTCGTTATTGAGGGATTCCCGACGCGGCGCCATTTGGCTGTCCTCTCGCTATTGATGGTTGTGTCGGAGTTGCACTTTGATTGTGAATCTCCGTAACTCTATTCTGCTTAGACTGTTGTACTCTCATCATCACTTCTTCGACTGCCTGTCGAATAGGTACGCCTTTAGCCGTAGCTTGTCCTATCGCAGCTTTAGCCTGCGGAGGTAGTTGATTTATCACTTGCTCCATTTCAGCTAACTGATCACCTTGAGGTTGTTCAGGCTGTTCTGGTGCCAACTGTTTCTCAACAGTTTGCCTAAGCATTGCCCAATCTTCCTGTGTGATCGTAATCTCATCAAACGCACGTTCAAACACCTTCAGAATTATAAGCATAGTTGCAGGGACAGCTTTACCGAACTGTCCAAGTACTTGTGCAATCTGTATCGCCTCTTCTTTCTTCGCTCTCGACGTTGGCTTTAACGCACTACCACCAACCATTCGCATCGAGAACTTCGACCGCAACTCCTGTGGTGTCATAGGCGTAAACTGAGACCATATCTCACCACACTTATCTTCAATAAGCGCACCGACCATCTCTGCAGACATCTTACTTACACACAACTCGAGCAATCCTGCCCCAATGTTCCCAATGAAGTCTTCAATCTGATCGATCTTCTCATCAAGTCGTGTCTGCGTTTGTGACTCGTAACTCTCAATTGCCTTGTTTGTTGTGTTGGTCTTGTATTCTACTCCGCGCATAACGTTTGTAACGCTTGATACTCGGTCGATAGCTTGAAGGTAAGGTTGTGGATCGAACAGTTGCATGAACTGTCCAGAAGGGGGCGGGACACTGAATACCAGCTCGGATATTTTCTTTCCATCTGGCACTTTGACTCCGATGGCACCACCCTTCTCCGCACCGCTTAAGAAGGCAGAAACTACGGCAGGATCTTTTATCGCATCTATATCGTAGAAGAGATTCTTCCTCGCCCATGCTATCGCCCTCCTACGCTCACTCGCGATTTCGTTGATCGCGTCTTGTTGATCGAGGTAGTACATGACCTCAGATCGAGCATAGTCGCCCTCGGGATCGGTATAAAACTCCAAGCAGTAGACCGGGAAGAAGTTGGTGAGGTTATAAGGATCGTCCCATACCCAGATCGGCCACGACCAATTCTTATCGTTGAACAAAAGTAGCCGTCTGGTAACCTTATCATATACTCGCCAGACCTTCGTGTATTGCGCCTTACAATAGCTTTCTTCATCATCGTACCCATATGAATGATAGTCCTTATGTCCATCTAGTAAAGAGAAATTAGTTATTTCTTCGTCTGTATGGCCTCCGCCCGACTTCGCATTTAATACATGAGTCGGAGCGTAAATCGATTCCCATTCGTCTTCTTTATCCTCCTTCTTCTTAAAGTATATCGCCCTTAGTAGGTTAGTAGGAACAAAGTCTGCGATCATTACCCAATTGCAATCAGTAAGATCATTATGAGTAGTTGCTGGATCACGAAGTACGTCCTTGGGATGTCTAAACTTGGCCCACGGACCAGCCGGTGTGAGCACATCAACCCTCTCTTCAAGTGCTGCCAAACATCCTTCAATCTCTTCGATCTCTGTAATCGTCTTCGCTTTAGCCAATCTATCTGCTTCATATCGTATCTCATTTAACGTGGCCTCACTACTATCCTCCTTATCAGTCCATCCTATCTCTAGATAAGCAACATTCGTAAGTGTACACATAATGATGCACTTACGAGCTTTCGGCTTTATATTGATACCGGGTGCTGTCTTCGTTGCAAATAGTGTATTGACCAGCCTCTCCGCGCATGTGGCGAAGTAGTTAGTCGCTTCGTCCTGCTTATCATTAGGGGTGATTTCGATATCTGGATTCTTCGCATAAGTGGCAGGGACCAACGCTGTAGTGTTTGCAAATACAACGTTCTCTGTTTCAATGTGCTCATCACTTACACCTGTCCCTTTACGTGCCATTCGTGACGTATTTGGACTTCCGCTAACACCACTCTGTGTCACCTGATCATTATTATAATATCTAATACACTCATCCCACGCGTCGGCAATGCCTTCATTCTTCAACTTCGACTTGGCCTGATCTCTCCTTGACTTCCATAACTTCCCCAATTGCTTCGATACAGGTATTTTCGTATCAGCCATCATCTTATAAGATGGACTATACTTCTCAGCCTTCTTCTCAGGCTTAATTCCACCCTCAGTAAGGCTATCACTAATGGCAGCATAATCGCTCGTATCTTCAGCCATCTAACTCTCTCATTTCAGGAGTTCGTTGGTTACGATGCCGCCACTTTCTTGTCGCCTGTATTTCGATCTCGCCTTCCATCCACTGTAGGTACTTGATCTCCTGATTAAGACGAGGGTCGGGTCGCGCAATCGCCTCTAACTTAGTCAACATATACTTCGTTGTATCCATCGCATGGTCATTACGATCATTCGGCTTATCATCTCTTTCCCCCTTCGTATCCTTATCCCAATAATACCCACCGATCTCGTCTATCCACCATTCTAATTTGCGACTGACATATAAATGAGGAGACCCAAAATTACCAGTGAAAGGGTTACGGTGGAAGCGAGTAATAGTGAGATAACTGCCGACTTTGACAATCCCCCCGAGTACATCATTATTACCTCTCCGCATAGGGACGCCCAAATTAAGAAATTGACTAGCCACCGTTTCATTGACATTACCACTACTGCTTCCATACCGCCTAAATATATTAGGATCGGCCCAACATTCCTGATCTTGTGGAACGCCCCATCTATTCCTAATCACTTTAATCCTATCTGCCTGTTCTAATATTCCTACTTCAGCCTCATGGAAACCATCTACGAGAACCACATTTCCTTCATCATCTACGAATGCAAGTAGGTAACAAGAAGGGCGAGCGATGCCAAAATCATACCCATCAATAAGAGGTATAAGAAGACCCTGATCAGTAAGTTTGTCCCATAGCTTAATAATGTCGCTATGTTCCACCGAATGCGTAATATCATTATATTGCGGATAAACCAATCCCTCATAAGCAGCCCATTTCCCTAATAGGAAACGCTCCTTCATCTGCCCAGTATACGTGCTCTCAAGTCCCTGAATAACATCTGGCTCCAAGACATGTGCATTCTCGTACGTACTACCCTCAACAATATCCAATAGCAGAATAGGCTTATCATCCTCGCCCTTAATGACGCTACCATTTTTATCCCTCAACACTATGAGATCAGGCGTCACTAACGCCGACTCTTTGAATAAATGGAACGGGTGGACCAACTTCTTATAGACCCAATTCCGCGTTGGGTTACAAGTTAAGATCATCATACGTGGACCCGTGTGAGGCATTGTAGGATCGTTGCCCACGTATGGTGTTGAGCCACGTAAGCGGCCCATCAAATCCAAGAAATCCTTATGTACGATTTCTGGATCTTCGATCTGGTCCACAACGATCCAATCATATGTCGCCGATAGCAAGTTACTGGTTGCCGCCTCATCTCCTCTACTTTGTTGTTGCATATACCTGAAGTTAATGGTTGTCCCATTCTTCAGCGTACACATATTGCTGCCATTAGCACCTAATGGGAATGATTTGATCCATTGCTTTGGGCACCATTTGATGAACTCTTTCCGTAACGTATCGTTAAGCTTTGGATACGTTGCTCTAGCCATGAGTCCATTCGAACCCGGATAGTCTCTAGCCATTTCAAGTGCCGCAATGCAAGCTGTCGCCGTTTTTCCATTAGCAAAGCCTCCACCAAGGATGCGAATCTTTGCCCTCGATTTGAAGAATCGGTCATTCAACCCGCCCTCTTTTACAATATAATTAGTCATTCTCTATCGGCTTACCTGTTATCGTATCAATACCATCTACGAAGCGATTAGGATGGTTCGGTCCTTTAAACTGACTACTCCAGTGCAGCATCTGATCACCGGGATCGCGTACATTAGGACGGACGCCTGCCTCCCATGCCTCTCTATAGTTGTAGTTTGGATCTTCTAAGTTAGGCTGTTCACCATGTTTAGCGATGAATTCCTTATACCAGTCCGTCCCTTTAATACCTTCTTGAAACATCTGCTCTCTCATCGCCCCAGTCAACTGTTGTCCCCTCTTAATCCTATCTGCCTCGCTCATTAGAATTCGCCTTCTACCGGATACATTGTATTTCCGGACTGATTGTATGTATCTTGATTAGCTTCTTGCATCATCTGAAGTGTCTGCCGCTGTGCTTCCTCCTTTGATAGTCCATCAGCAAGCAGAGACTGGTAACGTACAGCAGGAGTCATAGCAGGCAGTCGTCCAAGTACAGGTTGATTAGAACCAATTTGGTCCCTCATTGCTCCCATTAACATCTGCTCTCTTTGTATACGATCTGCTTCAGACATCACTGTTTCCCTACGTCTCTTGTCAACGCACTAACAATGCGTGTGATTTGTTCCTCATTCCTCGTAATTCTCTGTTCAAGTACAGCAATGCGTAACTTCATCTCTTCCATTCTCGCAACTGTATACTCCGCCCCTCTATGCTCCATCGTATACACACGAGTCTCTAACTTAACTGCATACGCCAATATCGAAGCTGCTCCTGCTCCGATTGCTATAAACTGTGCAATCAAGAAGTAGACAAGAGTATGGTTCTCTCTAATCCAATTCTTAGTTGCTGTCATGCCCTAATAGCGAATCCGAAAGCGTGCCAGCCGAGTAGGAATAACAAGATGTAGATCAACCAATCCCAACCCCATCCATAAGGAGCGAGGGCTGGTGCATTTCGTGCTAATCCGAAGATCAACACGAGGATCATTATCATCCAGAATATGAGTCCTATCGGCATCACTTCCTCCTCTTCGCCTTACGTTTCGGCAACTTCCCACCTTTATCACTCTTCGTAAACTCTTTACCTACTGACTTCGGAATACCCAGTGTACTTTTACCTGCTGCCGCTGCGTACATCGCCTTCCGTTGCTGTTCACTCCTCGGGGGCATCTTAGTCTCCTCTAGTTGTGTTACTCTCGTCTTCAGACTCGTCACCTGTTTCGCTAACATTGAAGTCGGCGTATCCATAGCTTTCAGTATAATTGCCACCTCCATATTATGTGTAAACGGTGCTCCATCCATCAATAAAAACTGTACGGGAACCTGAAACCAATCAGGCATTATAACTGCAGGCCCTGTAATCTTCCATCTTTGTCTATTAATTGCAAAATTCTTATCATGTATAATAAACTCCTCCTTAAAATCATTCACTACGAGAAATAGAGTAGCATCGAATCCCTCTTGAGTAATATTATCCATATACAGAAATGTCGCAGCAGTCTGATTTACATTATTATATCTAAATTTCCCAGTACCCGGATCACTCGCGCTAACTGAACTCACATCCACTCGATAAAACAACGCAACGGGAGATGAAGCTAACTTTAATGCGCTAATCCTATTATCAACATAGTTCTTCGTTACCGCATCAGATCCAAACGTAGGTGTTCGTACCTTATTTCTCATGACAGTGTTATCATTGGATCGACATAGAATGTAGTTGAAGCCTTCGCAGCTTTCACACGCGCTGTTATCCATCCAGCACGAGTCGTAGTGAACGTCACACCTAACTTGAACTTAGTCGTCCCACCTCCCCACGTTACCGAACTGGAGGTTTGTGGTGCATTACTACTCATCGAGTGCGCCTTACTATCATGAATCGTGCGATTTTGGGCAGCACTACCTAGATATTCAACTTCGATCCAAATATCATCATCATTAGGTACTGCACCACCAGTCCACACACCTTCGATAGTCGCGGTAACACTGCCAATTGTAGTATTCCAAATCGAAATCGGAAGAGATTCGAACGGAGAATGATAACCTACATCGCCTCCAGTAACGATCTTCCATGAAATCGGCGT